GGATGTGCAGTGCTTCGATCCGGCGATTCTGGTTTGTTGAGCCGACCATTAATCCGTCAGACTGCCAAGCTCCCCAGCCAGCACTTCTCATGTGTGCCTGGTATGAAATTGTACCGAACTTATCCGTCTTGCTCTGGAATACTCCACCGGACTTGATCTCTCCATCGACAGGTTCTGTCTTCTTGGCTGATGCTACTGGTGCTGCAGACGAGATTCCGAATGCTTTTAGGATCCCTCTTGCCAGTTCATCAATCTGGCTGTTGAACTTGTTGAGATCTCCCTGGTTTGTAATGAATCCATTTTCCAGAAGTCTATAGCTGTAACCTTTTGTAGCTGCACGATTGACATTTGCAAGGTGTGCTCTGCCTACAACTTTATTGGCTCTGCCCGGGAAGAATGACCCGATGAAGTTAGCAAGTGCTGTATCATACTGATCCGGATTATATCCTTCTTTGATGATCACGTGACCACCTTTGGCTGTCGATACTCCGCTGTCCATATGAAGTTCCAAGATCTGCCAATCCTTTGAGATTTTGAGTGAGCTAATGCCTTTGTCAGCATACCAGTTCCGGTTTGTATCTCCAAGAGTAACATTACTTCCTCCGTATGCTACGATTCGTCTTGCAAGTGCACGGACTCTCTCTGCCTCGGTGTAACCGTATCCAACAGCTCCACTGTCACCAGCCCCGTGTCCAGCTATAATAAATAAATGTGCCATAATTGCTCCTTTCTGTGCGACGTCGCACACACTATATAATATGTTAGAGGACGATTATTCGCCCTCTACTTACACTGCTGCTTATACAACTGATTTACTCCTGTCGCCGCTAATCCGCTGGCCATTCCGACCGCAACTGCATTGATCACATCACCGGCTGGAAAGTCCGGCATTGTGTAGAGTCCGGCAACGCCCAGAACTCCACCACATACAGCCATGATGACCGGAATCCATTTGTCTGGAATTTTCTTATATGCCTTGCAGCCAAGTCCAATTACATAACAGATTGCTACGATCCCTACTACTGTTCCTATTGTACTAATATCCATGCTTAATCCTCCTGATCATGCGCTTGCTTATTTATATGCTTCTGAATCTTGTCTATTGCTTCTGTAACAGGTCCATTACATCCCTGTTCTTTCAAACCTTTCAGACAAGCCAGAATTCCATAAGTAAGCAAACATTGTTCTGATTTCATTCTCTCTATCTCTTTATCCTGCTCATTCTGTCTTAAATACCACTTGTATACTGCGAAAACAGCGGAAAAGATAACCACTACGGCCGTTAATAAGCTTCCAGCAGTAATGATTGTGTTTACGTCTACATACATTCTTTAATTTTGCGTATAAAAATAAGACCTTACGGTCTTGCTCTAATTTCCATATTTACTCCTACAAAAATAAGAGTAGGAATCCCTACCCTTATTTAAATTTTTTTTGATATTTCATCAAGCTGTTGAATTATTCCAGGGCATACACTTTTTACAAATTCTATATATTCATCACTTACAATCTCTCCATGTACCCCTCGATTGGTTATTTTACTGACTTCTATAATCAATCCCAAAAGTGTTTCACTTATTATCTTTTCTTGATTTAGTAGCTTTGCCATTTCTCCGAGTCCTATTACTCGGTTGTAATATCCTTCGTTTCCTATCTTTTAATATATTTCACGTAAGGCTACTTCTATTTTTAGCCTTGTTTTAAAAAGAAATACACTTTTCTCTGTTGACCCATCGGCATTTGATTCTGAAATATTTTGATGTAAATCAGAAACACTTTTTTGCATTTCTTCGAGTCTTTTTTCCGAAGGCAAAGGAGTGTTCTCTATACTAATCCTATTCGACACAGAATTATTTAATTGTAATTGCGTAATTTGTGATTGAATATCCTTCAATGATCCTTTAACTTCTTCCGTTGCCTTTTTAACTTCCTTTTTTACTTTTACACCGAGTATTTCCATCTCCGAAAAAAGAGGAAAGGCTAATAAAAAAATCCACAAAATAAATATCAAATTTTTTACATCCAACTCTTTAAGCTGATTAATTTCAAAGCGATATTTCCATATATAAAGAGAACTAATTAAAAGTAAAAATGAATACCAAACTTTTCCTTTTATAAAGCTCCAAATATATGCACCTATTTTCTTATAAAATTCTTTATTTTTACTATCCATTTCACCCTCTCCCTCCACTGCTATTATACAGCAGAAGGAGAAGTTTTCCAAGAAAGATTCATTTTCAACCGATTATCTTGCGTATAATCTTGTGATACCTCCGTTGTTGTATATCTTGATCTTGTTGCTACCAAGATAAGATATACCGCCGTTGTATGTACTGGAGTAAAATGCCTGATGTGTTCCGGATCCGTGATCGATGCCGGAATGACTCGTTAATACACTTGCTGGTACAATTGTGCTTCCAAGTTCTCTATAATAGTTTCCGTTCGTACTACTTGCCAAGCCTCCATCATAAGTTCATATTCTGCCAATGTCAGCTGATCCACCTGTTTAAATGACGTGAAGCCAAAATACCGGAAGCAATTCCTTGCTACGGTCTTATATAGGTCTTCTTCTACAGCTCCTGAGCCTTCTTCTTCGCCATCTGTTCTTCGTACTCTTTCAAAATCTCTTTCACTGCTTTCTTGGTAGCATTTGCTTTCGATAAAAAATCTTTTGTTTTCTCCATGAGTTCATCGATGTCTACCTCTTCCGAATCAATGTAAGAATCTAACATTGCCTTTGTTACTCTTGGATTCTCTCCCTTATTTGCCAAATCTAACAGATCTACCAGCGCGTTCGGTTCCTGATCAACCACAACACTAGCGATCAGATACCTTGCTCCTATTTCTTTTGTGGTTCCCGGCATTCCCTGAACCGGAACTACGGTAAGCTTATTTGCTTCTCTTAAGAATCCCATTCCGAATTTAAACTGATATACTGTTCCATTGATTGTAAGTTCCATCATATTGTTTTATCTCCCTTCTGTGCGATGTCGCACATCAAAAAGAGGACGAATCTTCTCGTCCTCTTAAGCTCCTGTCTTCTGAGTGTCTGCAAATACATATGCTGCTACTTCCTGCTGTTCTGCAGTAACCGTTGCATAGCCATCTACGCCTTTTCCTTCCAGCCCAAATGTCAACGATAACTCAACATTATCCTCTGCATTGGATGTCTTATCAATTTCCGTAAGATATCCCTGGAAGTATTTTGCCTTAAATTTATCAGTCGAGCTCGCCTGCGGCTCTGCTAAGTTTACTTCCCAGATCTCCATCTTTTCGTCATCATCGAGTGCTGCTTCCAGCTCATCGATGAACTTATCTCCTTTTTTTAAAAGGCTTGATGCTGTGATTTCTCCTTCTGCTGCTCCCGGTGTACGTACTGTGCCGTCTTTTGTCACTGTCGAATCAGCGTCCTTCGACTTTGTACGTTCATTTTCTGTCGTAAATGCAAGTGCTGTTGCATCATGATCTTTCTCTGTACTCAGGATACGGTACAGATATACGATCTTTTTTCCTGCTACTGCTTCTGCAAATAACTGCAGTCCAAATAACTTTCCGTTCTTCACTATTGTCATCTCCTAACTAAATTTAAATGCCACTTCTAGGATTCCCATAAGAAGCGGCTGTTTCGTTGTATTATCCGGCAGGATTCTCTGTGTCGGTCTCTGCATATTCCAGGCATAGTGCGCTGTATGTTCGATAGACCTGCAGATCTTTTTGATATCTGCTAAGATACCAGATACCGTTCCTCTCTGCCGTATATTATCATGCCAGACTTTCAACGTCAGATTAGTCTCGCCGATAATCTCATTTTTTGTAGCCTGATCACTCTCGGAGCAATCCGCCAGGTAAACAAAAGGATACGGCGTGTCCTCAGGCGGTAAATCCGTGTCATACACACCAACTCCCGTATCCTCATATTTTTCTTTCAATGCCATCAAAACGGCGCTGAACAATTCCTGCTGTGGATCCATCTTATCACCTCACAAGTTTTCCCAAATCCGACTTAAATTTACCTTTCTGCTCATCAAATGCCGGACGTATATGTGGCTTTCCTTTCATGA